GAGTACCGTCGGCCAGTGTGTAGGTGATCGCCTCTACGGCCTGGATGGGCGGCTTAGGCAGATAGATAGACCGCCCGGAGGGCCACCGCTCCAGCCCGAGGCGGAGAGTCCGGGAAGTGTACGCCCGGCCCTGGAAGTCCTCGCAGTACTCCCTGGCGGCTACGATGGCCCGCCGGATCCAGGNATCTTCCTCATCCCCNTCTACCCTGAGGTGGATCTTGGCGTCCTCTAGTGCCACCGGCTCGACCACCGGGGCGACCACCTCCCGGAGACTCCACCGCATGAAGGTTCACCTTCCCCGGCCTTTCTGGCGTTTGCCTGAATCCGCCTTGGCCTGGCGCCTGGGTTTCTCCCTCTGATCCGCGCTGTCGGGCTGGGGCTCATCGCGGACAGGCTCCAGGCACCCGGCCAAGATCAGCCGCTTGGCCCGCTCGGGGGCCATGGAAACGGGGGAGCCAGGCTGGACCCGCTCCCCCGTCTCGAGGTCAACGAACTCAGCGATGCAGCGATACGTCATTGCCACCCACCGCCTTACGCGGCCGGCACATCGAGCACGACGTAGGGCGACACCTGCGTGACGCCATCTTCCAGGGTGAGCGGGCTGGCCACCCACCCCTTGCCGTCGACGTTCCAGAAGACCTTGATGACGGTCTTGTTCTCAGTGAAGTAGACGTGCTCACTGGCCGCAACGAAAGGCCCGGAGCCGTCCTTGATCAGGTAGTATTGGAAGTCGACCAGCATCAGATCGCCCTTGCTGCCCAGCGCCGGGGTCCGCCCGGTCCAGCGGATCGGCAGGCCAGCCAGCGTATCTGCAATGCCACTGGTCGCGTCGCCGCGGATGAAGATCAGGTTTCCGGCGTCGTCCTTCAGCTGCATCAGTTGGGGCAGGACGCTCTGGTTCGCAACCCACACGGCCCGACCAAGGGAGTCGGGAAGCAGCTTGGCCAGCATGTTGACGATGTCAACATACTGGATCTGGTTGGCGGCCGCCCGATTGACAGCGATGGCACCCGCGCTATTCAGTACGCCCAGAGGCTTGCTGNTGCCGTCACCGGTCAGGAACGCTGCATCTTCCGCCGACGCAATGGCGCCCCGCAGCAGGTTGCGGATGACAGTCCCGGCGGCCTGCCAGTTGCGGAGCAGCTNGTCCGTGACGACAACATGCGCCGCAACCTCATGGGGCTCCAGGGCGATCTCGACCAGCTTGGCGTCGGTTTCGGGCTTCTGCGCGCCCTCGCCGATCCACTGCACAGCCACCCCGCCGTAGATGCCCTGGCTATGGTCCAGCGCGGGGATGGTTAGCTTCGCGTCAGGCGGCGTACCGGACGGGATGACCGTAGCCCGTGGACGCACCACGGCCTCTTCAGGCGTAAGCTGCAGCAGTTCGTCGCGGAATTGCTCGGGTACCGCATACCCGCCGCTTTCGCCGACGTCCATCCGCATCTCGGCCTTAATGCGGCCCCGGGGATCGCCAAACCGGACAGCAGCNATGAACTCTCCCAGCGACTCGAAACCACCGTCGTCCTTCTTCCGGCGGCCAGCACCCGGACGCGGGGCATGGAAGGCGAGGGTCTTCAGTCCTTCCAACCGCTGCTGAACCTTGGCCTCGCGATCCTCACGCACACGAGCCTTCTCGATCTCCCCGTCCAGCGCCACGATCTTCTGCTCCAACTCCTCGAACCGAGCCGCTTCCACGTCGGTCAGGTCCCGGTTCTCGACCTTGGCGGCGTCAATTAGCGCCGCCTGCGCCTGCACCAGCTCGGCGCGCTCCTGCAGGAGTTCCTGCAAGGTCTTCACGTCTACCAGCCTCCTTTGTGCTTGTTGATGCGCACGCGGCGCTCGTAAAGTGCGAGTGGCGCCCGCTTGTGGGCGCCACCCGTTGGAACCACCATTAGGTGCCGGGCTTCCGGCTCCGGCTTGTTGCGGCCATTGGACGACGGTGACATTGCACTCAACGCGTCGCGGATCCTGTCCGGCAACTTGTACCGCGACAGGTCCATNTCGACGCCGTTGATCACCACCTTGTCACCCTGGATGGTCGCGGCCACCTGCTTGGCCTCCTCGACCTNGTCGGCGAAGCCNAGTNCGACAGCCTCCTCGGCAGTCATCCAGGTCTCTGCGTCCAGGAGCTCAATGATCTGCTCGTCATCGAGACCGGTCTTGGCCCGGTAGGCAGCCACCATGCTGTCCCGGATCTTGTCCAGGGCGTCGGCCATGTGGCGCATGTCCTCCGCCTCTCCCCAGACCAAGGCAGAGGGGTTGTGCACCATCATCATCGCGTTCTTGGGCATTATCACGACGTCTCCGGCCATGGCGATGAGCGAGGCCGCCGATGCGGCCAACCCGTCCACGTAGACGGTAATCGTTGCCGGGTGCCGGGCCAACATCGAGTGGATCGTCTGTCCGGCGAAGACGTCGCCGCCCGGGCTGTTTATGTAGACCCGGATCTCATCCACGTCCCCGAGGGCTTGGAGATCCTCNCGGAACTGGGCCGGGGTCACCTCATCGCCGTACCAGGTCACGTCACTGATGGGCCCGTAGATGAGCAGTTCGCCGACACCAGCCTCAGCTGCGGCCCGGAACTGCCAGAACCGCTTCTTCACTCGTTTCCACCCCCTCGCCGCTCGGGTCTGCCGGTCTCGTCAAGGGGCACCATGTTGCCGTTGACCAGGTACACCTGGCCAGCGCCGCCGGGGATGGGGTTCATTTCTTCGAGTTCGCGCCATTCGTCGGCGTTGATGATGCCGTTTTGCCGCTGAATGGCCAGCCCTTCCTGGCGGCTCTTGTAGTCCCCCCGGAGCAGGCCCTCCACATTGAACTTGACGTAGTACCCCTGCTCCTTCTCCCGCCGGGTGAACAGCTTGCGGTTGATCTCCCGCTCCCATCGCGTGATCCATGGCAACATCGTGTATTTGACGAACTCNAGCGACTGGTGCTCGATGTTNCTGAACGTGGCCCGCTCCAGATTGGCGATCATGTGCGGCGGCACCCGGAACAGAGCCGCAATCTGGTCCCGGGTGAGCTTCAACATCTCGACCGTCTGGGCGTCTCGCAGAGGCATCGGGATCCGGTTAAACTTCATGCCCTCTTCGAGGATGAGCGGCCGCCAGCTGTTGGCCAATCCCGCCCCGCGGGCCTCGAGGTCATCCCGCAGGTTTTGGCGAGCCTTGTCCGACAGCTTGCCGGGNTGCTCCAGCACGCCGCCCACGTTCATGCCCTGCCCNTAAAANCGGGCCAGGAACTCCTGGGCGGCCCACCCCACGCCAACCATCTCAGCCGCGTGCCGAATTGGCGAAAGCCCCTGCAAGCCGTCGAAACTGAAACCAGGGATGTGTAGCACCATCTCGGCCGGAAGCACAAACTGCTCGCCGTCATCGATCGTCACCCGATACCGGATCCGCTCCGTTTCCGGGTCCCGCTCCGGAGAGACCTGCGTCCACTGGTACGGATAGANCTCTGCCGGTCGGCCCGCCATGTCTGGAGTGATGACAGCATAGCCATTGCCGCTAATGGCACAGTTGGCCGTGACCGTCTCCACCAGCGTCTGACCCGTCATGTCGGCGTTTGGCTCGATGGTCAGGAGCCTAGTCACCGGATGGTCCGGCACCTTGTCCGCCCCGCCTGTTGGCCGTCGGCGGTAGACCGACACCGGCAAGCTGCCCATGGTCTCCGCGATAACCCGAACGCAGGCGTAGACGTCGATGAGCCGCATGGCCGTGGACTCGGAAACATGGACCCCGGCATGCGACAGGCCGCCCCGTATGCGGGACAGGACCTGTCGGTCGAAATCCTCCATGGTGTACGACTGGGCCAAAATCCTTGTCAAGACACCCATTAGCCGGCCCTCCTCTTCGGATAGCCGGCCCACATAAGCAGGGCGCCACAAACGACCAACGCAGCGGCCGGATGGACCATCCACAGGCCGTAGCCAAAGGAGGCGAATCCCGCGACCAGCATGAGCTCCTGCAACAGCTCCTCCCACTTCACAGGAAGATCCGCCCCCTTTCCTCGTAGACTGACCTGCTGGACTCNAACACGCCAGCGGCGATGGCGTCCCGGCGGGCCTCCCAGCTTAGGACGGCGGCCATAGCTGCGTCGATCTTGTGCGGCGAGTCTGGA